ACTTTGGACTTTGCTAGGTATGTTTATTGCCTGGGTGGTTCTAGATGGATCAGCCAAAACAATAGTTGGCTATGCAATTATATGTACATTAATTGCCTGGGCAATTACATATCCTATTAGAAATAGAGGTGATGAATAATGGCAACTAAAAAGGTAGTAGTAGAACCCCCAAAAAAAGAACACCCACAAAAAGCAATCACTAATATTCTTATGAGAATTTTAGCGGTATTTGCAGCATCAGGACTATCAGTCTTGGGAGCAGGAGCAGTAGTAGGAATTGATACTATGCAGGCTGTATTCTTAGCAGGACTATTAGGCGTAGCAACAGTTATAGAAAGACTGGCTAGGGCTTTTTTGGACGATGGAAAACTCACATTGGCAGAAATCAATGATGCGTTTAAATCAGTAGACAAAAAGGCTAATTAGTCATAATATAGACCTTGCTTGACACCCCTCCTGGGGCAATGGTATACTTAAATGTACCTAATCTGGGAGGGGTTTGTCATGACTTGCATCGCTGTTGTTCGCCATGAAGATAAAGTTTATATGGCTGGAGATCGTGGAGCATCAGATGATGGAACCATCCTAGCACTTGAAGCACCAAAGGTTTGGAAGATAGGCCCTTATCTTATTGGGTATGCAGGTGCAATGGACGGAGAAAGAATCCGTTACAACTTTAAGCCAACTGCACCTAATATTAAAGACACAGATAGATTTATGCAGACAAGGTTTGTCAAAGAACTAAAAGAATTTTATAATGAGTTCTGGGTAGACACATCTAAAGACGGAGACCTTGGTTTAATTATCTGTGTTCGTGGACAAATATATGAGCATAGTTCTGCAGATATGTCTTTATCTAAATATACCCTGCCATATTTGGCTATGGGTTCTGGAGCAGAGTATGCCTATGGAGTTTTATATGCAACAGATAAACAAAAAAATGCAAGGAATAGAGTAATGCAAGCAGTAAATGCTGCAATTAAATTTAACCCCTCATGCATGGGGCCAGTTGACGTAGTAAGCCTTTAGGAGTATACTTATAATATGTCCGAAGAATGGGAAGAAATTTTAAATAATATGCAAGACAAAGACTCCGACTATAGAGAGTTTGAGATTTGGCTTGAAAACGGAATTGAACGGGGATGGGTAACTGAACCGTTTTGTAATACTCATGAGGGTGATCCCTATATGAATGAAGAAGAGCAACAAGAATGGGAAGAGGGCGGAGACCCTTGCCAAGTAGTAATTAAAATCAAAGAAAACTAATAAGGAGAAACATGAAAAAAATAGCAGTGGGAATTATAGCGGTATTTAGTTTAGTACTATTACAACCAGTACATGCAGAACCAAACAAGTCAATTGTTATTATTGATACAGCAATTGATTCATCTATTCCGCAACTAAAGGCAAAGTTAGTACAAGAGGTTTGTATTCTTGGAAGCATGCTCTGTCCAAATGGTCAACGATTCCAAGAAGGTCCTGGAGCAGCAACTCTTCCATCAGCCCAAGCACTAAAGGGTGGGTTTGAGCACGGAACAACTATGGCTCTAATTGCCAACCAAGTTAATCCAGATGCAGATATTATATTTGTTCGCATTGCAGGACTAACTAAGCGTGGAACAATGGATACTTATAGCATTAATGAAGTTACAAAGGCACTTACTTGGGTAGTTAATAATAAGCAAAAGTACAACATTGTTTCAGTTTCTGCTTCACAAGGAAATCACAATCTAGGATCTGGTCCAAAGTATTGTCCAATTCGTGTAACACATGCTGAACTTATTGGAAACATTGATAAGTTATCTGCTGTTGGGGTTGCTACAATTTTTTCTGCAGGAAACAATCGTGACTATTCAAGAATTGATTTTCCAGCATGCATTCCACAAGCAGTTTCAATTGGTGGAGCATCAGAAGATAACGCTATGGCTCCATACTCAAATGTTGCACCAGAAGTAGATTTTTATTTTCTTGGTCTGTTTAATACTCAAATTGGAAGATTTTCAGGAACTTCGGCTGCAACAGCAGCATTTTCTGCATACTGGGCTAAAAATTACAAGGGTACCTATCAATCAACTTATGATTATTTTGTATCAGTATCAAAGGCTGCAGTAGGAAGATCAACTAAAACTAACAGGCTTGTTAGTATTTTCGGATAATAGGATTTGGTCTGTAACTCAGATGGTAGAGTGCCGAACTGTTAATTCGGATGTCGCAGGATCGATGCCTGCCAGACCAGCAAAAGCGAGTGTTGCATAATGGTAGTGCTTCTGCCTTCCAAGCAGATGGTGCCAGTTCAATTCTGGTCACTCGCTCCAAAGGCCCTATCTTCTAGTGGTTAGGATACCAGGCTTTCATCTTGGTGAGCAGAGTTCAATTCTCTGTAGGGCTACTAAAAGTTTGATATAATATATAAGTACCTGCCGATTGGGGGTACGTTAACTTATTCGCTTGAAAGGGGAATAACATGGTAACAAAGTACGCTATGGATCTATTTAACGATCCTTTTTTTATTGGCTTTAACAGAGAGTTAGGCCGTTTAAATACAGCACATAAAACAAACTCACAGTCATATCCTCCGTATGATCTTCTTAAACTAGATGAAGATACATATCAGATTTCGCTGGCTATTGCTGGTTTTTCAAAGGAAGATATTGATGTATCAGTAGATAATGGAACACTGATTATCAAGGGTGAAATTGTTGAGGTAACAGATGCAGAGGTAGTACACAAGGGTATTGCAGGAAGAAAGTTCGTAAGATCTTTTGCACTGGGAGAGTACATGGAAGTAACTTCTGCAGAACTAAAGGATGGCATGCTACATGTTCACGTAGTACGAATTGTTCCTGAAGATAAAAAGCCTAAGACAATCAAAATCAAGTAGTACAATATAAGTGTCCCCACACAGGACCTTAGCGATGGCATAGTTACCCATTGGATAGAGACCGTGGCGCAAGTCAGGTGAATTGCCTGTGTGGGGCCTAATATTTAACGGTATAATGATGTTAATGACTGACAAAGAGTTAGACCATTATAATAAGCAGATTTTAAAGAAGAGGCTTGCAGAAATTAAAGAGGCTTCTGGATGTGTAGACTGTGGAATTAACAATCATATAATCTTAGACTTTGACCACATAAAAAATAAAAAATATAATATATCTAGGATGATCCACGATGGATTTTCATGGAAAGCAATTAAAAAAGAAATTGAAAAATGTGAAGTTGTTTGTGCTAATTGCCATAGAATAAGAACGCATAACAGATTGACATCACAAGCATCATAATGCTATAATAGAATATAGTACCTAAAGGGGGAATAATGGCAACAAGAGGAAGTTTAGAAGCAATCATTGAGGTTGCAAAGAAAGAGTTAGGAACCATTGAAGGTCCTAAAGATAACGAAACAAAGTACGGTGCATGGATGAAGGTTAATTTCCAACCTTGGTGCCAGTCATTTGTTTCTTGGTGCGCTATGTCAGCGGGAGTTTCAAAGTTCCCAAAGTCTGCATCAACAGTAGCAGCATCAGATCAATTTAAGAAAGAGGGCAGATGGTCAGATGCTCGTAATGATGACCCAATGCCAGGAGACTGGATCTATTTTGATTTTCCAGATGATGGTGTAAATCGTATTTCACATGTTGGTATTTGCATTAAAAACAATGGTGATGGAACAATTCAAGTTATTGAAGGAAACACTTCAGGAACTGCAAAGGGAGATCAGCGTAACGGAGGCATGTGCGTTGAGAAGACTCGTGGTTATGTAAAGAACAATAAAAAGAAATTACTTAATGCTGTTGTTGGTTGGGGTCGTCCAGTTTATACTGGTGAAGAAAATGCTCCACTATTAAACAAGTTAGCAGCAACACCAGCCAAGGCAACATCTCCAGATGCTGCAAAGAAGACTGCAAATACTGCTGCAAAGAAAGCATCCTCTGGCGGAGGAAAGGGAAAGGTAGCACTGTAATGGAGTCAAACAAGAGAAGTATTTATAAGTCTTTGTCTTGGCCAGCAGTTCATATTGGATTTGTTGGAACCTTAGTTTATTTTTTTGAAAAGGCTATTACTGGCGAAGCCCATTGGGAATACGCTGGAACGTTTGCAATTATATACACGGCTTGCGAAATGATTGGATACTTTTTACACGAAAGAGTATGGGCTAAATTTGGAAATAAGGTTAAATAATACAAATGGCTTTATACGAATATGATTGCATGCCATGTGCACGAAGATATACCAAGGAGCGTTCTATTAAAGAAGATGATCCTGGGTATAAGTGTGACACTTGCAATACTTATTTAGTTCGTGTATACTCTAATGTAGGAGCAGTATTCAACGGTAGTGGGTTTTATTCCACTGATAACAGAAAGTAGCGGTATACTATGAACATGACAATTACAGAAGCAGTTGCAGAAAAAGAATGGCTATTAAAGGCAACAGATCGTTGTGATTCCTGTCCTTCAGAAGCACTTGTTAAAGTAACTGGAATATCTGGAGATTTAATGTTTTGTGGGCATCACTATAATAAAATTATGAATGATGCAAGTGGATATAAAAAAATGATGTCTTTTGCATTAACTTTGATTGACGAACGAGATAAGTTAGTTCAAAATAAATTAAAGGATAAAGATTATGTATGAGTATTATGTTAGAAAAGTAGAGAACGTAGTAGATGGAGACACCATTGATGTTCTTATTGATTTAGGTTTTGATATTTTATTTGCATCCCGTGTTAGATTGGCTGGTATTGACACCCCTGAGTCTCGCACAAAGGACCTTGCTGAAAAGGCTCTCGGTCTTGAAGCCAAGGAGTATCTAAAAAAGTCTCTGAAGGATGCTAAGTCTGTTATTATCAAGACTGAAAAGATGGATTCATCTGAAAAGTATGGTCGCATTTTAGGCTGGGTATATGTTAATGGAGACACAGTATCTCTCAATGATAAAATGATTAATGATGGGTATGCTTGGGGCTACCTTGGAGATACCAAGGTTAAGGACTTTCAAGCACTTAAAAAGTCTAGATTAAAATCAGGCAAGTAATGAAAATGATTTTTTATTTTACTGCTGAATGGTGTAATCCCTGTAAACAAACAAAGCCAATTGTTGAAGATTTAAACCGTGAACAGACCATGGCTAAAATTTTTATTATTGATGTTGATTCAGAAATTGAGATGGCTCAGGATTTTGAGATTAAATCTGTTCCTACTTTTGTAGTAATGAAAGACAACAAAGAAATTCATCGTGTAACTGGCGCACAGACAAAGCAACAGTTAAAAGAGTTAATTGACTATCAAAAATAAAAAGGAGAAAAATGGAAAATTTTATAATATTTTTTAAGGATGATAAGTGTGAACCATGTTTAGAAACTTGGCCACATATTGAGGCTTTAAACCAAGAAAGTGAAACAGTTAAATTTTTTATTGTTGATGTATTTGAAGCACCTCAAATGGTAAAAGATTTTGCAGTTGAAATGGTGCCTACATTTGTTTTTATTAAAAATGGAGAAGAATTCCGTCGTGAACAAGGAGACGCAAATAGAAAAAGATTAGAAGGGTTTCTTCGTTACCTTGAACACTGAAGATGAACTAATAAAAAACCTTATACTTGAAGGTGCCCTAGAGGTTGCTGGGGTAGACTCTGAAAATGGAGAATTTCTTTATGCTATAACCTCTAGAATGAAAGAAGTTATGCCAGATCTGTATGAGGATCATCTTAAGACGGTAAATAGAGATTTGTTAAATCTGTGGGAAAAGGGGTATGTCAACATTGACCTTTTATTGCCAGATCCAATAGTTACAATATCCGAAAAAGGTCTTGACAAGGTTGAGGTTTCTAAACTTACAAAGCCAGAAATCTGGGCATTAGAAGAAGTCAAAAGACTACTAAAGAACTAAAGTCTGATATAATCAGTATATGATAAAAGAAGGCGACTTTGTTATGGGCAGGACATCTGAGGGTGTTATGCATGGTGTTGTAGAGCACATTATGGTTGAGGGTGGAACATTGGGTACGCCTGGGTCAGAGTATGCACTTGAATCAATGCCACCAGAAAACCCAGCAATGTCTGTTAGAATTTATAAAGAAGAAGATGGCAAATGGGAACCCACAGCCTATAGTATTGGAATGATGTATAAAGATGCACAAGTTGCAGACGTAAACAATCATGATATGAATTCAGAAGTTGCAATGGCAATGTATGATTCATCAATTGGCAAGGGAAAGAAGCCAAACTATGAAGATATTATTAAACCACGAAGAGGCGGATCAACACCTTCTAATCCACAACTTTATGCAAGAGTTGTGCAGGCAGCAAAGGATAAGTTTGATGTGTATCCCTCTGCAGTTGCAAACTCTTGGGTAGTACAAGAATATAAACGACGTGGTGGAACCTATAAGTCTGAAAAAGAATTAGGATCAGATAACTTTTGGAACGGATTTTTAAAATAATGCCAAAGAAAAAAGCACAATCATTTAATGCAACACAAATTAAGGACGGAAAGATTGTACGCATGAATAAAAACGGTACAGTTAAATCTATTCTTGGTCCATATGAAGTGAAGCATCCAAAGAAGGATAAGTAATGGCAGATACATACTCACCTAATGATGGTATGAAGGCTGCTGCAAGACGTGCCTTAAAGTATAAAGAAGATGGCAAAGCAACAGGTGCTGGTACTCCAGTAGGTTGGGGTAGAGCAACTGATATTGTAAATGGTGCGTCTATGTCTCTTGATACTGTTAAAAGAATGTACTCTTTTTTTTCACGTCATGAAGTAGATAAAAAAGGTAAAGATTGGGACAATGCAGAAAATCCATCTAATGGAAAGATCATGTGGTTAGCATGGGGTGGAGATGCAGGGTTTGCTTGGAGTCGTGCAATAGTAAACAGAGAAAAAAGTAAAACAGAAAAATTATGGATAGGAAGTCCATTTAGTCTAAAGGGGTAGTAAGTATGGAAAATTTATCAAAACAAGATTTATTCCAAATTATTGAATTTTACAAAACAAAAGTATCTCAACAAGAGTTAAGTTATTTAGTTTTACAATTAGAAACAAATAATAAAGTAAAGTCATTAAATGACAAGATAGATAGCAATATTGCAGATCATGAAAAACAAATTAAAGACTTACAAAGTCATTCACTTTACTTAGCAGAATTGGAAAAACAAGCAAAAGATAAAGAAATACAGAATATTATAAAAAAATATGAAAAAACAGAAAAAAAAATAAATACAAAAACTGAAAAAAAATAATTGGTAAACAATAAAATGTTATATTTGTTATGTATCATGTTGACATCTATAGCCTTTTGCGCTATACTTATATTAATGAACAAAAAAAGAAATAAAACTTTTAATAAAGTATTATATCGTCAAAGCGATATGCATAATATATTAAAAGATTTTTTCTTTAAAGACATTTTTGATGATAAGGTTGTTAATTCTCAATCCAAAATATGGCGAGACAAACAAACAACTAAGGTTGTCATAATAGATCAAAAAGCATATTGGGTGTCAAATAACATGTTTTATGTTGGAGACACAGTAGATGGAAAGGTTAGGCCAGAAACTGGCAAGCCTTTAGACACAACCAAAATGTCAAAAAAAGAAGTAGATAAGATGTTATTCATCCTGGATAACTTAAAGAATGGGAAAATAAATGATAGTGGCAGTGCAGGGAACTAATGAGTTTAATGACTATAATCTATTCCTTCGTGCTATAAGTGTTGCTTTATCTGGAATGAAGGAAGAAGAAAAAGATTTCATAATTTATTCTGTTGGCCCAACAAAGGTCAATTCTTTTGTTTCAGAGTTTTCAAACCTTTCAGAAAGAGGAATGAAAGCAAGAGGTCGTAAGATAAAGTTTTATAAAGTTCCAGAAAGTTGGGTACATGACAACATGGAGCACATAAACTATTTTGCATTTCTTAGCAAACCAAAAGAGCCAGTATCAAAATTAACAACTTTTGCAGAATCAAAAAATGTAGAAGTAGGAATCTTCCGTTACTAAAAGAAAGAATATAATGATAATCAATTCGTTGGCACAAATGGAAAAAATTGTTCAAAAAAATAAAGAACTTGCATGGATTGGCTGGGACGTTGTAGAACGTAAAAGATCAGATCTTGCCAGAACATCTCCAAGTGGTGTACGTGTAAAGCATGCATGGTACCTACAAAAAACTTTTAACCTTAATCGTAATGGTTGGGATATTCCAAACAAATACGGTCAGTAAATGAAACAACATTTATGGAAAGATGAAGCAGCCTGTCTTGGGCTTGATACCAATATATTCTTTGATAAGTATGAAGATGAGGTAGAAGTACGTCCAATAGTAGACTCAATCTGCCAAAGATGCCCAGTATCAAATATTTGTTTTGCTAACGGTGTTTCTGGTAAAGAGTATGGTGTTTGGGGTGGAGTATTCCTTGAACTTGGAAATATATCTAGAGAGTTTAATAAACATAAAACTAAACAAGACTGGGCTAATACCTGGCAAGCATTGACAATGGAGAAATAGTGTATACAGATCAAATGCGTAGAGCCTTTCACTCTATAATTCCTCCGAAAGGTTTTAAAATAGAATTAATTGATAATGAACATTTTTTAACAATTAAACTAGACGAATATGTATTTGCAAGAATGGTTCATGATGATAAGATACAGGCATTACAGTATGTACTAAATGCAAAAAAAGCATTAGAGATGGAAGGCGCAATTGTGTTGGTTACAAGAGAGGCTATTAAATGACAATCTTTATATCTATAGCATCTTTTCGTGATCCAGAACTTCCTTATACTATTAAGAGTGCTATTGACAATGCAAGTAATCCAGAAAACCTACACTTTGGTGTTGTTTATCAGGGCCTGCCATTAGAAATGCCAAACTTTGACTTTGTTACAAACCTATCTCTTGTAAATATGCACTCTAAAGAAGCCAGAGGTGCGGGGTATGCAAGAGCAAAGGCCATGGAACTATATAACAATGAAGACTATTTCCTTCAAATTGATTCCCATACAAGGTTTGCAAAAGACTGGGACACGATATCTATTGATCAACTAGAAAGAGCCAAGAATATTTCTGGTCATTCATCAGTTCTTCTTTCATATTTCCCAGCACCCTTTGAGCCAGAAAGTAATGGCGGTATGCATTTAATAAAAAAACATCCAAAGATAAAGTCATACCCAACTAGACAGAAGATAGCCTTAAATAGAAAGAATCAGTGGACTGCAGAAAGACTTGAGTTTATAAATAGAGCAAAAGAAGATCCAGAAATATCAGAGACCGTCCTTGGTGGTTTTATGTTTTCTTATGGAGCAATGGTTAATGAACTTCCATATGATCCAGACCTAAGTTTTTTTGGTGAAGAGATTTGTTTTGCTATGAGGGCTTGGACTAGAGGCTGGGACATTTATTCCCCTGCAAAAAATATTGTTTATCATTTTTATTCTCGTGGCGGATACTATAAAATTTGGGGAGATAGAAACCTAAGAGGTTTATCTTGGAAAGAGTTAGAAGAAATATCATACAAAAAACAAAAAAGAATTCTTTGTGGTGAAGAAGAAGGAATCTTTGGTGCTGGAAACATTAGAACTCTTGCAGAGTATGAGATCTTTACTAATACTAACTTTAAAGATTTTTATAGTTTGACAAACCCAAGGCATTAGGATATAATTAAAATATGTGGAGTGGTGATATGAAAGATATTATTATTGTTGTTTTTGCAACCCTGTCATTTTGTTTTGCAATTTCATACGTTTTAGTTTTAAGACAATCTATTAAACTTAAAAGAGATGTTTCAAAACTTTTTATTGAAAAAACATTACTTCAAGAATATGTTGATCTAACAAAGTCTACAAAAATAAAAGAAGAATCAGATGATTCAATACATAAAGAAAACTTTATTAAGTTTCTCTCTGATTCTAGATTATGGGCATTTGAATATATTGAGAATGTGCAAAAAGGTTTAACTAAGTTTGTTAACGATGTTGATGCAGATATATCTCACTTTGATGAATACGGAGAGACTTTATCTATGTCAAGACCAGACTATCCATCTATGAAAAATATTTCAAAAGCATATAAAGAATTAAAAATACTACTTCCAGAGGATGAAATAAAATAATGAGAGATATATTATTATCAACATTAACAGGGTTTGGCTGTGGCGTGGTATTTGCTGCATTTAAATTGCCAGTTCCTGCACCACCAGTTTTTGCAGGGGTAGCAGGAATTGTAGGGCTATGGGCTGGATATGCTATACTATTTAAGATTATAAATTAGGAGGACAGGTGTCAAAGATTGAAGTAAAAGAGCCTGTAATTATTAAAAATGTTTTTAGTGATGAAGAGCATAAAGAATTAAAAGTTATTATGCAAAACTGGCCAATGCCTACAGAGTGGGACGGATCGTTTGGAAGACATATTGTAAACTCTCCCGTTATAGATGAGTATGGAGAAAAACTTATACCTTTAGCAAGAAAAATTTTTAATAGTGAAACTTTATTGCCATCTTATTCTGTATTTGCTCGTTATCAAGGTCCTGGGGCAAACCTTTATAGGCATGTAGATGATAATGCCTGTACATATACTGTAGATCTTTGTTTATATCAAACTGAGCCATGGGCAATTGGCATTGAACATAAAGGTAAAGATAGTGAATATACTTTACAAGAAAATGAAGCAGTTTTATATTATGGAAATGACCAAGAGCACTGGAGGCCAGAGTTTCCAAATCCTGAGTCACAGCATGTTGCAATGATATTTTTTCATTTTGTAGAGCCTGATCATTGGTACTATACTAAAGGGCCAAAATATTTAAATGTTATTCAAGGTGATCTTACAGAAGATGAATGGAACTCTGGCAAAAGACTAAAATAATTAGTACGATTTTCGTGCTATACTAATAAACGTTCTATCCTAGGAGGAAAAATGAACACAGAACAACTAAAGGCACTACTTGCATCATACGGACGTTCAGTCCTTGCATCAGGCCTTGCACTATACATGGCAGGCGTAACAGATCCAAAAGATCTATGGACTGCCCTTGTTGCAGCAATTGCACCCGTTGCAATTAGAGCAATCAACCCTAACGACAAGGCTTTTGGTATCTTGCCAGATGCTAAGGCCGTAGAGATGGCTCTGAAGGCTGCTAAGGCACCTGCAAAGAAGGCTGCAAAGAAGGCTGTTGCTAAGAAGGCAGCACCAAAGAAGTAACATTTACTTACAGAATTGCCAGTCTAGAAATAGGCTGGCTTTTTTGTTTTATGAGTTAATAATATTTATATATTTTTCTTTTAATGACTCTCTTGAAAAATGTTCAAACCCTAAATTAAATGCCCTTGTTTTCATTGCTTCTTTATCACTAACAATATAGTTATCAATAAGTTCAGCAAGTGATCTAGGACTAACTGACCAAACATCTACAGTTGCTTTTGCTTTAAATCTATCAATTCTTTCAGCCTTTAGTGTCCACTCATCTGGCAATACCGTTGTGTTTGGAGAAACCCTTGGCATAAACACTGGTAAGCCACTCATCAATGCTTCATTCATTGGTAAACATAAACCAGCATATCTTCTAGGCAATACCATTGCATCATAGCCAGAGTATAGATCCTGCTTGTTTACAACGTTATCGGTTTCTATAATAATTCTTTCATCTGTTGATTTAATTTCTAAAGGTGTTTGTGTTTTAATAACTAATTTGTAATCTTCCTTTGAATATTCAAGCATCTTGATAACAGTTTCGGTACCGTTGCGATCTTTAACGGCTGCCTTACCAGCAACATGCAAAATTCTTTTATGGTCTTGTGCATTTATATTTCTTACATCTTTAAATAACTCTGCATCGGTTGGTGGCGGTAGATGAATAACTTCACATCTAGTACCATATAACCTTATAATATCATCTATATGCCAAGTACTTGGAGCCAATAATACATCTGGTAATGACCAGTCTTCATGTTGTAAGTTACCTAAAAACTCATAGTTATATTGAAGGATGGTTTTTATACCAGCCATTCTAGCCATATCAATAAACTGTTGCGAGTAAAAAGTTTCACAACTAATAACAACATCAAGGTTTCGTAAAAATTCTTTTATCTCACCCTGTCTAGGAAACCCTCTGTCTGTTGTAATGCAGTTATAACCCGCATACCACTCTGGGTGCTGTTTATTTTGATTAAAAAAACTTGAGTTAATAAGTAGAATTTTGTCAGGCTTCAGCATGTCTACTAGTTCTCTGGTTTGATTACCCAAGCCAGTGTTATCAGATCTTGCTATGATACCTAGTCTCATTCTTTATATCCCCAAAATTTATCATCTGTAGTAAATTTTTTATGACCATCACGGCCATCTAAATGGTAAGATCTTTTAATGTTTATATCAGGATGATAGATCCATAACTTATGCATATTCCAGCCATCTTCGCTAAAAATATCATATGGCAGCATAT